TAGCCCATCTATAAAAATTTTGGTAATGACTCCATAAAAATGGTGTTAAAGACCATTGATGATATAACTGACTGAAGCTTTCAGGACTTGGTGTACCACTCATCAGGATAATACTGTTGTATCTAATATTTAAAATATTTTGATATCTCTGCGATGGTTTTGGAAATGCACCAACACTATGGGCTTCATCTACAATAATCATATTCCAACTTGTACCCTTAAAGTTTTTTAACTGCTCAAAGTTAGTCGTGGATACTACTCTTTCTAGATTCATTTTATTAACATCACTTTCAATACTTGGTATTGCTTTTTTCTTAGTAATTATCAAGACTTTTTCCAGTGCCATATTCTTCACAACAGACAGTGCCACCATTGTTTTACCTGTTCTACATTCGCCACTTAAATATCCGCATTTGTTTACCTGACATAATCTGGTCAGTTTGCGACTTGCCTGTATTTGATAATCTCTTAATTTAACCATTGACCATACTGTATATGGTGGTATCTTACCCTATAGTTACACATAAACAACCCTAGATATGGAACAAGAGCAAACATTAAAAACAATTAATATTCAACTCTCGCAGGGTCAGATAAAATGGCTTGATGATAACAAAGGTTCTGAATCAAGATCCTGTTTACTCAGACTTATAGTTTCTGAAAGAATGGAGCAGGCTGCATAACAATGGATATAAAAGAAGAACTGCTTGGCCTTCCCAAGCACTGGGGTTTTGTTGCCGTTCAAAATAAAAGACCTTATCAAAACGATTGGCAGAATAATCCACTTACACGCTCACAACTGTTCAAAGAAATATCCTCTAAAAAATCTACAGGAATCGGTGTATGTTGTGGCGTTCCTTCAGGTGGTTTGCTTTTTCTAGATCATGATGGCCCATCAGCTGCAAAGATATTAGGTGAATGGGGTTTTTCTCTCTCCTCTCTACCTCCCTCATGGATGGTCACATCAGGTCGGGTCGGTAGATTTCAGATAATCTATCAAGTTCCAGAAAAATATTGGTCAAAGATAAAGACACGCAAATTTCAGACAGGTGTAAAAGATGAGGATGGTTCTGTTGAACAGATCGAACTGCGGTGGAATGGTACACAATCCATAGTATCTGGTAAACATCCAAAAACTGACGGTTATAGATGGATGGAAAATCGCTCGCCAAAAGATCTTGAAATCGCAGAAGCTCCCTTCCCCATAATCGAAAAGATGATGGAGCAGAAGAAAAAGACAACAACCTCACAGATACAAACTCTAAATTCAGATACAGATAAGGCACGTTCTCTTCTTCAATCAATAAATCCTAATAGGCTTGATGATTATGATGATTGGCTAAAAATTGGTATGGCTGCTCATTCAGTTGGTGATAATTCACTACTCTACGATTGGGAACAGCTATCACAAAAAAACAGTAAATATCAATCAGGTGAGTGTGAAAAGAAATGGCAATCCTTCAAGTCATCTGGGGTCTCTCTAGGTACTCTCCAAAAGTTTGCTTCAGAAGATGGTTGGACTCCACCGCCACGATCTTTTCCAACCTCAATAAAGCCAACAGAAGAACCAACTCCAGTTCCTCGTAAATTAGAACAACTTACATCACAGGAACTTATAAACTTTCTTCGCAATCTTAAACAAGAAATTAGATTTAATACCTTTTCCCATTCAATAGAAATGGATGGCAAAGTAATAAAAAATATTGAACTTTTCTACCTGACACTTGCAGAACTTGGTTATAAGGTTCCGAAAGAAATGGCAATTGATTGCCTCCTAAAAGTAGCTCATGAAAATGAATATGATCCTGTAAAACTTTATCTTGATCACTGCTGCAACGAAATAGAACCAGAGCTTTATGGTATTGAAAGGTTGGCCTCAACATATCTGAGACCACAGGATCAAAACCTGAAAGAACCAACTATATATGATGTGATGCTGAAACTTACTCTAATCAACGCAGTAAGAAGAGTTTATATTCCAGGTTGCAAGCACGATTCGGCAACTGTTTTACAGGGTTCACAGGGAATAAAAAAATCATCATTCTGGCAGACATTATTTGGCCCCTTCTTCTCAGATGCCCTCGGTGATATTTCTTCAAAAGATGATCTTCTCGTCCTACATCGTTCATGGGGTATGGAATGGTCAGAAATTGATGGTGTAACAAGTCGCAAACATGCAGGGGTAGTAAAAGCATTTTTATCAAGATCAACAGATCTTCTGCGCGTTCCTTACGGTAAAGCCGTGGAAGAATGGCCTAGGCGTGGCATCATAGTCGGAAGCAGTAATCGTGATTCAGGTTTGCTTATTGACGATACAGGTAACAGACGTTTTCACATAATTCCATGCACTACAAAATCAATTGACCTCGACTCTTTACAACTTGAAAGAGATGCTTTGTGGTCGGCTGCAATACATTTATTTAAAAATAATGAATCACATTTTCTCTCATATGAACAAGAAAACCAGATTGAAAAAGAAAATCTCGGATATATGGTTGATTCGCCATGGCTTTCTGTAATTACCAACTATTTAAACGATCCAGCTAATGCAATGAAGGATATAACAATAGAACTTCTCTTAGCCGAAGCAATACAAAAACCAATCGAAAGACAGACAAAATCTGACACAATGACTGTCTCATCTATTCTCAAATCCTTACATTATGAACGAAAAAGAAAACGTGTGGCGGGAACACCCAAATGGGTGTGGTTCTCACCTGTTCTCACCCCTGTTCTCACTACTGGGAACGGCTAAAATCCTTGCAATTACTATCTTATATATATATGTTCTCTATGTTCTCTATGTTTTATATATAAATATAATAATAGGTAATATATAGGAAAATATAGGGTTAGGTAAGTTTGTAGCATTTCTGGGAACACCTGAGAACGTGGGAACACCTTGCAGTCTCAAATTAGTCTTATTTGTCTTTTTTTTATTTTCTTCTAAAATGTCAACATGATTTCTTTTCCTGATAAAAAATATTCCATTATTTACGCTGACCCACCATGGCAATACAAAAGAAATGGTGGAAAATCCGCAGAAAGTAAATACAATGTTATGTCTCTTGAAGCTATAAAAAATTTACCTGTTAATAAAATTTCAGAAGATAATAGTCATTTATATATGTGGGTAACAAATTCTTTTATCGCTGAAGGTTTAGAAGTTTGCAAAAGTTGGGGCTTTGAATATAAAACTTTACTTACTTGGGTAAAAACTTACAAAGATGGTAGTCCTGTTATGGGTATGGGATATTATTTTAGAGGTTCAACAGAACACATCATTTTTGGCGTTAAAGGTAAAAAACTTTGTAATAATAGAAGTACAAAAAATCTTTTTTATGGTTTTCAAAGACAACATTCAAGAAAACCTGATTTTGTTAAAGACCTAATTGTTAAATGCAGTGGTAATCTTTCAAGAATTGAATTATTTGCAAGGGAAGAATCTTCTGGTTGGGATTGTTGGGGTAATGATACAAATAAATTTAGTAAAAATTCTATTCAAAAAGAACTTATAATTAATGAACTACCTCCCTCTATCTCTTTACAAAGTGTATTATTTAATTAATGGCTAAAAAAGGCACAAAAATAGAAACTCTCATGAGGTCACGCAAACTTGGCGAGATCATCGCTAAGGGTGGCCGTAGATCTGATTGCGTTAAATATGCTTTGAAAAATTGGGGGGTCAGTTCTACAACAGCAGACAAGTATTTAGAAATTGCAAGAGCCGAGATGAAGGCCGACTGGGATATGGAAAGGCCTCAAATGGTGGCAGATCTTTTATCGCAAGCTGCAACGCTTCAAGTTGAAGCAAGAGAAAAAGGTCACTTGCATATTGCTCTCGGTGCAATCAATACAGCAGCTAGACTTGCACAGATTATTTCGTGAGTATTTTAGATACAGTTCAACCTGGGAAAGTTTTATATCAGATCGGTGCTTATGATTTACCTACTGCAGATGAAGCAATACAGCGTATAAATCAAGATTTACTTCCACATCAATTAAAGTTTTGTGATGACCTCGACCATAGAAAATTGGCTCTTGTCTGTGGATTTGGCGCTGGTAAAACTCATGCGTTAATTTCAAAATCTTGCATACTGGCAGCACTCAATGTTGGTCATGTATCAGCAATATTTGAACCGACTGCACCAATGCTTAGAGATATTTTGCAGAGAACAATGAATGAATTACTTGATCAATGGCAGATTCCTTACACATTCAGGGCATCACCATTACCTGAGTACAATCTAGAATTTGCAGAGGGAACCCATACAATCTTGCTTAGAACAATGCTTACATATCAACGATTACGAGGCCAAAACTTATGTGCAGTGGGATTTGATGAGGCAGACACTATTCCAAAACGAGAAGCAGAAAGCGCAATGAATATGGCACTCGCAAGACTTAGATCAGGTAATGTTCAACAGTTTTATGCAACAACAACTCCAGAGGGGCATGGCTGGGCGTTTGAAACCTTTGAAAAAAATAAAAAGTCTGACACAGGATTGATCCAGGCAAAAACAGCTGACAATCCTTATCTTCCCGAGAATTTTATTCAATCTCTTGAAGAAAATTATCCACCACAGCTAATAAAGGCTTATCTCCTTGGCCAATGGGTCAACCTCACTAGCGGACAGGTTTATAATAGGTTTTCTAGAGAACATCATGTCATCAATAAGATACCCTTTGACATCCAGATGGAGACTTTACTTTGTGGTATAGATTTCAACGTAATGAACTGCAACTGCGTCATTGGTGTAAGAGATGGCGACAAGCTAGTGATCATTGATGAAATATCAAAACAAAAAGACACAGATGCGTTGGCACAGGAGTTACTTAGACGTTATCCTTCAAACAGAATATTAGTTTACCCTGACGCTAGTGGTTCAGCACGTTCAACGATTAACGCATCAAAGACAGATCTCGCAATACTCCAAGGTTACGGCTTCGGTTCAATGGCTCTCAAGAGCAACCCCTTTATCAAAGATCGAGTTGCAACCGTCAATGCGTTACTACAGAACGGCAAAGGGGAAAGACGTTTGGCGATTCATGCCAGTTGCACTCGTTTGATTGAGTGTCTTGAGTTGCAGAGCTACGATGAAAAGACAGGAGATCCAGATAAACAAAATGGATATGACCACATGAACGATGCTTTAGGGTATTTAATTTATCGTGAATTTAATTTGCTTTATGGTAGGGCAGGCAAGCGAACAGGGATTAGAATATATTAAAAGGAATGGTACTATGAGGAAAAAACCGTGTATAGCTCTCTGAATATTTACAATCAGCCTGTAACATTAGCTCCTACAACGGTTGCAAGTCCTAATGCTGCGTATCAGAGGATGGCAAATTTCTGGGGTTTGGTTGAAGATTTAAAAGAGGGAACATACAAAATTCGTAGTGAGCATAGAAAATATTTAAATCAAGAACCAAGAGAAACTGACGATGCGTATGACACAAGGTTGGCAAGATCAACAGTAGTGCCATATTTGCAGCGTATAGAAAAAATGTTGTCAGGTATGTTGGTTAGAAAACCAATCAGACTTGATGATGTATCAGATCTTGTTCGTGAACAGCTATTTGATGTTGATTTAGAGGGTAACGATCTCAATGTTTGGTTATATCAAACAGCTAGGGTTGCGATTTCTTTTGGTCATGTTGGTGTTCTTGTCGATGCACCGAAAGATGGAGAAAAGGCGAGGCCATATTGGGTTACTTATGCTCCAAAAGATATTCTTGGCTGGAGGACAGAGATCGTTGATGGTGTAAGAAAACTAATTCAACTTAGATTGATGGAACAGGTTGTTGAATCTGATGGTAAGTATGGAGAGAAGATTGTAAAACAAATCAGAGTATTAGAACCTGGGCGATATGAAATTCATAGAAAAAATAATAAGGGTGAATATAAATTACATGATGAAGGAGAGATGAGCATAAAAGATAAGATTCCTTTTGCTGTGGCTTATTCAAACCGAGTTGGGTATTATGAATCACGCAGTCCTTTGTATGACATTGCAGAACTAAACCTTAAGCATTACCAGATACAGAGTGATCTTGATAATATTTTGCATATAAGTTCTGTTCCATTGCTTGCAGTCTTTGGGTATCCCAATGCAGATGAGATAACAACAGGGCCAAATGAAGCATTGTCATTACCACCTGAATCAAGAATGGAATATGTCAGTCCATCGGGTGATAGCTACGACAGCCAATTCACAAGGCTCAAAGATATTGCAGATCAGATCAATACCTTGTCATTAGCTGCCGTGCTTGGTCAGAAATTAGTGGGAGAGTCAGCAGAGGCCAAGAGGATAGACCGTTCACAAAACGACAGCACAATGATGGTCATTGCTCAACAGATGCAAGACTTGATTGATAACTGTCTTAAGTTTCACAGCGAATATTTAAATGAACCTAATGCTGGCAGTAGTTTTGTTAATAGAGACTTTGTTACTGCAAGATTAGAACCACAGGAGATTCAATCATTACTTGCATTATTTACTGCTGGCACTATCAGTCAAGAAACATTACTTACACAATTAAGTAGTGGTGAGATTCTTGGCGATGATTTTGATGTAGAGGAAGAAGTTGAGGCAACACAATCTGGTGGGTTGATCGAAATGGAAGCTCCTACTCAAACAGATGAATCATAATAAATGGCAGTTCCAGAGGCTTTCTATCGTGAAGCGATTGATCTGAACAGGTACAGCAATAAGGTTCAGTTTCAAATTGCTAGTCAGTTTAATGAGGTAATTCTAGATGTTTTACGAAAGATAAGAGATCTTGAGGGCAACAGCCCAACTACAACTGCAAGACTGCGATCAATCTTGGCACAAATGGTTGATAGTTTGAAAGGTTGGGAAAACGAAAGTGCAGTTTATATGATTGATGAACTGCAAAACTTGGCAGAGTTCCAAGTGGGTTTTGTACAGGATCAATTGCAAAGAGTTTTACCAAAAGGAGAGTTTCAGGTAAATACTGTTGCTGTTTCTCCTGACTTTGCAAAATCTATTGTCACAAAAGATCCGACCACAATGACTATTAGATTGAGAGATAAAGATGGCGTATTCAGGTCTGCTCAGTTTGCATTGACAGCAAAAAGAGGCTCAGAGATATCCTTACCAAACGGAAAAAATGTGAAAAAGTCATTTAGAGGTATTGCTGAAGATTCTGCCTCAAGATTGTCAAAAGCGATAAGACTTGGTGTTTTAGAAGGCGAGTCTTTACCAAAAATTGTAAGAAGGCTTAAAGGGCCAAACCTTAGATTTAATGCCAAACCACAAAATGCAATTGCATTGAACTCTGCCTTAAAAAATTCTGAGGGTATGCTTTTATCAAATAAACAAATTCAAACTGTTGTAAGAACAACTGTTAACCAGGTACAAAATGCAGCAAGTCAGGCGGTGTATGCAGCAAATAAAGATATTACTGGCAGATATCAATATGTGGCAACGCTTGATGCAAGGACAAGTTCTATCTGTCAAAGGTTGGATGGTCAATTGTTCAGATATGATCAAGGGCCAGTACCTCCACAGCATTTCAACTGTAGATCTACAACTGTGCCTGTAATTGATGATGATGATTTGGCAAGAGCTTTTCCTAATACAAGACCAAGTGCAACAGGTCGTGTTCCTCAAGATACAAACTATGCAAACTGGTTAAAAGATAATCCTGATATTCAAGATAAAGTATTAGGTAAAAAGAAAAGATATTTTAATTTTTTGATGAGTCCTAAAAGGGGTACAAAACAACTCAATGCTACAAATGCTTTAAAAAAAATTATTCGCGAAGATGGAACAGAGCTAACATTAAAAGAACTAGCTGCAAAATACAAAGATGCCAATTAAAAAAGGATCGTCACAAAAAACAATCACAGGTAATATTAGAATGTTGATGAGAGAAGGTAAATCAAGGTCACAGGCAATTGCTATTGCATTATCATCAGCAGGTAAAAAGAAAACAGCTAAGAAACGCAAAAGGAAGTAGTATATAAACAGTTACTTTTATTGTTATGCCATCACACTATGGATCAATGAAGCCAAAGGGTAAAAAGAAAAAAAAGAA